GAGCGGGTTTTTAAGCTGAACGCCCCTTCCATTCCCCCCTGTATCTGTGTTCGCCAGGTGAACGTTTCGATTGCCATGCTTTCTCCAGACATAAAAAAACCCGCCGAAGCGGGTTGAGTACTAGTTAATGATTAAAGGTATTTTTTCTTCAAATCTTCAAGCCTGCTATTATCTTGCTCAGTAAAGCCTGATGCATCAAACAAGGCCTCTTTATCAGCACCATTAACTCTAGTTACTGTAACCGTGAAAATCGCGTCTGCCGGAGCATCAACCTGACCCCATTCAGAAAATTTATTCGGAGCAAGAGCCCAGGTGGCCTCTTCGTTCGGTTCAAGTCCACCAGCAATTTCGTAGTTAAAATCTTTTTCCAGCCATGGAACTGAACGTCCATCGCTTGCTATCACTCCATGGAAGAACACTCGTGAAATAGCCTTATCAGTGTTGTTTTTCACGACAAGACGAATAATGGGTTGTGGCCTCCCATACTCCTCAGGTTCTAGGCTAAACCGAGATGATAATACCTGTACTTTTTTGAGCTCTTCTTTGGCCTTCTCGGAGCCAGATTTTTTCTGTTCAAGCTCTTTGATTTCCTGTACTGCCTGTTCTTTCTGCTTAAGTTCCCTTTCGGCAGTAACCTGCTGAGCATAAGAAATGATTTCATCACCAGTTTTGCCTGATAAGGGTTCGCGCATCTTCTTGCTTAGGTCTTCTTTGTCACTTTCCGACGATGCACGCATCAGGTCAGCCATATTAATGTTACTGAACGCAACGACTTTTAAAGCGTTATCAAATTCCTCCCGTTTATTTTCAGGAAGTGACTCTCTGACCTTGGCTATAGATGATTTCATTGCATCATTAGTTGATGAGTCAATTTTAGGTTTCTCGCACCCGGCCAATAAGAAAGAAAGCAATAACACACCGACAATTTTTTTCATGTCCCTATTCCATCAGTAAAAATTAGGATTAATCCTATCAGGAATTGGCATCACGGCAAAATCTGCGGGCGCACTTTATCTTGATTTCGTCGCATTCCAGATTAGACCTCCAGGCTGCAGCTGTTTGGCAATCCCGGCACGAACAGACTGATCGATGGTCTGCTTGTAAGCTCGAGAAACAGCATCGTCATTGCCGGAACTCTGTTGCTGAGAGTTCTGGTTCTGCACAACAACAGACGTTTGAACAGTAACATTGCCAGCGCCAGCGGATTGCAATCCATACATGGGCGCGGTGCCAACATACCCGCCGTTTGCATAGCCCTGAGCACCCCGCATAAGCGCATAAAGATTACCGACACCCAGCGCACTGGTCGCTTCCTTCGTAAACACAAACTCACCACCATGAACTACGCCTTTCGGTTGGTACTTACCACCATCACCGGTGTAGCCACCGCTATCGAATCCCGGCACCAGACCACCACCAGAGAAACCAAAGAAGGCACCGACACCCGTTCCACTAAAGGCTGATTTCATTCCATTAACCAGAGCCAGTTGCGTCAGCATCTGGGCGATGCCCTTCAGGAAGGTAGTCAGGAAATCTGAGAAGTTTGATTTACCAGTAGTAAAAAAGTCAGTAAGTGTGCTGGCCATTCCGGCGAACGCATTGCTGGTAATCGTCTGCACCTGCAAGTAAACATTGGTCGCGCTGTCCTCCAATTCAGCCCAACCCTTTTTCGCACCTGTCAGCCAGTCGCCACGTAACCTGTCCTCTGCGTCATAGTAATCATTCGCCGCTTTAAGCTGCTTCTGATAGCCCTCGTCGTCAAGTGAACCTCCAGCATTCTTCCAGCCAGCTGCAAGTTGACTTTTCGCGAGTTCACGTTGTGCCTGACGGTCACTCATCCCGGCACCGTTCACTAATGCAGCCTGCTTCTCTGCCATCTGTGTGACGTATTTCTGCGAGGTATCCATTCGCTTGTTCAGCTGTTCCTGTGCGGTAATCTGATCACCTAACAGGGCTTTCTGCCGTGCCAACTGAAGCACCTGGTCTTTACTCGCCAGCAGGGATTGTTCCTGCTTTGTCAGTGAACGTGAACGCGAGGCCTCCTCCAGCACCTGAAATTTCGCTTCAGTCGTCCACAGATCTTTGCGCTGCTGGCTGATAGTGTCGTTCAGCCCTTTATGCTGCTGCAGCGCGCGTAACTGTGCCTGAAGCGCCAGTAGCTCGGCCTGGGCAGCATCCGTATTGCGATCGCCAGCTGATAAAGTGCCCTGCTTTCCGGTTTTGGTCTTTTTGCCAAAAGAAGCGACTCCCTCCCGATCCCTCTGGGTGGTTGCGGTACTTATTTTTCTGGTTGTATCGAGGTATTTACCTGCACTGATATCAGCCGCATCCCAGTCTTTTTTCAACTGAGAAACACTGTCACCATAAGCGCCGGCCATCTGTTCGTTGTAGTCCTGCCATCCCTGTAAAGTATCTGTTTTCGCCCAGTCGGGAATGAGGTTAATCGCGGCAGCGATAGAGGACGAAATGATCTGGTTCAGCTTCTGGAAAACGATCGCAACGCTGTAATAAATTGCGTTGAATTCCTTCAGTGTGTTTGATGCCAGTTCAGCTACCCACTGACCGATACTCTGCATGGCGTCAGACGCCCAGCCCTTGATATCCAGCCACAGGCGGCCAAACGGCGTCAGCGAGTCGTAAGCCTGCTCTCCGCGTTTTGCCATCGTATCGCCAAACAGGTCCATAGCGTGCGTAACGGCCGCGGTCTGGTCCTTTTGCTTGATCAGATCGTCAACATGCTTAAGTTGTGAAACTGTCAGGAAATTATATTGTTCGTTGAGACTTTGCAGCGCTTTAACAGGGTCTTTTTCGATGTCCTTATAGGCTTTGGTGATGTCCTGCGCCGAGACTATACCGGTCTGAACCGCCAGCGCCGTGGAGCCCGCTGCTTTTTCAAGTTGCTTCTGTGTCAGCGATCCCATGCCAACCAGCTCAGTCATCAAACTTTGAACGGTTCCTACAGTCGCGCCAGTAGAGGCAGCAATAGACTGAGAGGAAGCCATAACCTGAAGCGCTGACGTGCCGGCAATGTTGCCCGTCCTGATAATGGCCTTGTTGATTTCGTCGTAGGCGGTGAAGTAGTCCGACCCCGCTTTCGCCGCAATCAGTACAGCACCGGCCAGACCGCCAATTGCCACTCGTGCAGGGGTCACCATCGACAACATCGCTTTCAGCGCATTGCCTACACCGCCAAACGAGTCACGGAGCTGACCGCCCTGCTGAATAGCAACCATATAAACCGGCATGCCGGAAGCCAGTGAAGTCACAATGTCGGTCATTTGCATCGGGAGATAACGCATAGCATTGCGATATTGGCCCGCGCTGATAGCCCCAGACTTCCATGCTTCTTCCTGCTCTTTCAGCTTTGCGATCATTGGTGCAGCACGATCGGATACGCCGAGTTGGGCTGCTTTTAGCTCTAACAGTTCTGCGCGAGTTTTTCCGATTGCTGTGACCTGCTCTTCCAGCGAATCGATAAAGGTTTTGCCCGCCGCAGCGGCACGCTGCGCTGCCTGAGCCTGCTCAATGCGAGCCCGCCCCTCTGCGGTCTCAGACTCCATGACCTGCGCCAGTTTAGCTCGGGTCGTCTCAAGCACGCTGTTGTAGCGAGTAAAGTCTTCATCCCCTACCAGCCCTTTGCTGCGAAACTTCGCCAGGCTTTCCTGGATCGTGTCCAATTCATCCAGCGCCTTGTTTACGGGGCTGATTTTATTCAGCAGGTTCTGCAGTTCCTGCCGCTGTTGCTTGAGGCTTTCGCTGTTTTTCTTCTGGTTATCGATACCGGTGCGGAACGTACTGTTCAGGTCATCCGCTTTACCTGCCGCGGCGGACGCGGTCTCCTGAAAGCGATCCAATGCCTGGTTACCACGCTCCAGCTCAGTGGTATTTACGCGCAGGGAAATCGTAGCGATGTCGTTACTCATTCCGCCCTCTCTTTATGCATAACTTTTAGTGCGGCGCTCTCCATGATTCGGATGTCCGAAAGCGCGGTTGCCTCGTCGTCGACGTGGTGCAGGCGCATCACCCAGGGCAGCACGTTGTAATCAAGCCCTGATGCGCCTCCCATGCCCGTGCGCCACTGCGTGCTGACAGCCTGAAACACCAGGAATGAAGGCCATACATCTGGCCAGACGTCGATGTATTGATCGTCGTAGTCATCCGGCGTAAGCCCATAGGGTGCCAGGTCAGCCGCTGTGGGTTCAGGCGTATAGAATGCAGAGGCAACCGCTATCAGTTTTTTTCGCGCCGCCCCATCAGTTCGCGATAGTAGGTTTCAGGGATAGCCTTCATTGCAGCCGGATAGTTTTCCAGCAGCACCGACAGGTTTTCCGCGTTGAATGCATCGGGGAGCGCCCAGCCAGCAATGATTTCCATCAGGAAATCAGTGGCGGTTTTACCTTCGAGTTTTTCAAGATCAGCCAGCTCTTTAAGTGGCTTATGATTAAACGTGAAGGTCAGTACGCCATCCTCATCGCCAGCGCGCGGGATCGAGACGTTGGCCTTGAAAGTTGGTTTGGGCTGAAGGGTGAATTTAGTCGCCATCGTTGCCTCTTAGTAAAAAAAAGCCTCCATGGAGGAGGCTCAGATTTTCGTAATGCCCGGCTTATGCCGCGGCGCCTGTGATTTTATAGAACGTCATCGCTGGCGATTGCAGGTTCAGCACAACGCTTACCGTTTCGACCTCGTTGACCGCCGTGGTCGGCGTGTCGTCAAAAGATGCCGTGGCCGCCCAGTAACGGTTCTCCTTCGCCTTCGGCACGTACATGTAAGCCGCCACGGTCTCTTCGTCTTCGTCCAGCTGGCGCAGCAATGGATATACCGGGAGCGTGGAGTCATGCGCGATCGAGTAGGTCTGCGAGACTGCGGATTTATAGGTGTTCAGGTTGCGCTGGCGATCATCGCTGAGGAACTGAATCTGCGTGGTGTTCTGATCACCACCGGATTTCGATACCTCTGTGATTTGTGGCAGTTCGGTCCATTCTTCAATTTTGCGAATAGACCCGGAACCGCCACCCACCGCGTATTTGTTTTTGTTGGTGGTATTGATGTTGCGAAGAGTGACAGCATTCTCCGCAATCGCGTCGATTTTCGCGATAACGTTATCAATACCCGACCAGTTGCAGTTCACGTGAACGATATCGCCGACCGCAATATCGTCCGCGGCGCTGACGGTGATCACCGCGTGCTCAGCATTCGTCGCGCCGGTGAAAGTAATGGCCGGGCCGTAGCCCGACGCCAGATAAACATGAGCGCCGTTAGGCAATGCAAAGCCCATAATGGTTTCTCCTTCAGAAACAAGATAATCGGCGTTAAGCCGGTCAGGTGTGGGATATCAGAGAGGGAATCAGCTGGTAATGTCTGCCCGATAATTCAGGCTGACAGGAACGGTGTAGGACACAGGTGTAGGGACGCCGCGGAATATCCCAGGCGCGCTGCTAATCCAGCAGGTAAAGTCTTTGCCTGCAATTTCCTGCCCCTCGGGGAACAACTCCGCTACTCTGCCCGCCAGGGCAACGACGGAGGTACGGCCGGAGCCGGCTGGCGCCACGACATTAATCTGGTACACGCCAGAATAAGTCCGGCAGCGCAAGCCGAGATCGATTGTTCGCGGCGTAACGGGCATATCATGAACGGCCAGGTACATCTCGTTAGCAGGAGGTGTAAACGGCACGTTCTCCCATGCAACCAAAATGCCCTCGGCATCAGCCCAGGCACCCAGTCTGGCGGCCAGTGCAGATGCAATATCAGGAATCACTTAGTCACCTCCCTGACAGCTTCCTCAAAGAAGCGTTGAAACTCAGCTGCAGTTATGCGGACCATACCGCCCGGAGCCTGTGTGGAATGCCCCATTTCAAGCGGGTAGGCATAGGGCACGTTGTTGCAGAAATAAATGGCCTTCATCCCGACCTTGAAGAGCGACAGCGTGTAGTTCCCGGCCGCTTTGGTCAGGTCGCCGGTCTTGTCTATTCGCCCTGTTTCGTCAGTTGTCGGAGCATCAAACGATATCTGCCAGTTACCGCGAAAGCGTCCGCCCGTATACCCCGGCGGTGCTTTGATATCCATCCCATCCACCACCCGGGCTTTTTTCTTCAGTCGCCCGGTTTTGGTCAGGTTGTCGGGATTGGCGCGCTGTGCCTCGTTGTGGTCGTAAACAGCGCGATTATAGGAAACGGCTGTCTGGTTAACTTCCCACAACTCCGGGTTGCCCACTGGAGACATCACCACCAGCTGGTTAAGGATTTTGATTCCGACGGCGCGCACCACTGCTTCCTGATTCGTTTTCGCCTTGTTAACGAAAGCCGTGATTTCAGCCAGGAAAGCCGCGTTCTCGCCCATGCTAAGCCCTCAGTTGCGCTTTGTAGCAGAGTACCAGCACGGCAGGTTTTACCGGATTCGGTTTGACAACACGGTAGGCTGTGCCGTCAATATCAACCACATCGCCGATTTCAATTTCCTGCTCTGACGTAAAAACAATCTGCACGTCGCCGTTAACGATGACCGTTCCATCAATTTCGCCTGGCGCGTATTCGGTCTTCACGCCCACAGCAGTAAAACGGACCGCTTCAGTTTTATGCTCAACGCCGCCGATAACCGTTACCGAGCCTTTACGGGTGACGTTGTACGTCGCGCCGTTCTGCTTGAGCATGCGGGCCGTTCTGGCCTGCATACGTTGGTAATCTATCGCCATATCAGGCCCTCTCAGCAAATGCATTAATGGCGTAACCACGACCACCAGCGAGGTCGCCCAGCAGCGCCATCACGGCAGGATAGGACGGCGTGAAGACTTCACCATCTGCGACCGCATAGGTCATGGTTACAGCACCTTCCACACGTTCAGTTTTCACAGCGGCTTCGCGCACGCTGGAGAGTAAATCGCCGTCGATTGCCTCTACCGCCAGCATGCACTGTGCGGTTATAACCTGCCGTGGAACTTCATCCGGAGGGAAATCATGTTCATCCAGAACGACATTCACGCGTGGCCATGCCAGAGCCTGTCTCGGGTCAGCTTTTGAGCCAACCCAGTCCAGACCTTCCAAGTAATCCATGGCCTTAATCAACAAAGGTGTGAGCTTGTCAGGCAGTTCAATGCCGCGTATTTCCGCAAATGAGGCAAGATCCTCTTCACTGGCGTAGCTGTTGGCATCAGGAGAGGTGATATCGGTATTGACCATCGAATCATCCTGTTTATGGGGCTTTCGCCCCATTCGTTATTCCCCGGAAGGCGCAGTGAAGGTGATCTCATCCGTGGTTTTCGCCACTCCATCTACAGTACCGGTTACCGTGAAGGTTCCAGCTGCGTCTGATGTGAGTTTCACCGTTGCACCACCAGCTGATCCAGTCTGAGAACTGGCCGTGCTAAGCGTGCCACCTGTGGACGTCCACGCGACGGTTTTACCGGATACACCGGAGCCATTCAGCGTGTACTTCAGAGAAACAGTGACCGCGTCTGTGCTGTCAGCAGTTGCGGAGGTTTTATCCGCTGACAGCGTTACTCCCCCACAGCGGATTCCAGCTTAATCAGCACGCCTGCCGTAGATTTGTTGCTGGTGAAGTGTTTCTTCCAGTTGCCCGCAGTGCCGATGGCGGTCAGGTCAGGGTTATCACCTTTGGCGGTATCCCAGCTGTAGCCCAGCAGATCAACGTTCACCACGCCTTCAGCGCGATAGCCAACCGCAAGGTTTTCCTGATCGTTGATGTCGTAGGAACGGAAGCCCGGCGCCTGAGACTCGGTGACGGTAACGGCACCAGCTACCAACCCAAGGATCGCATCAGCGTCCATGGTGTCGGTCACCAGCACAGGTTTACCCAGCGTGCCAGGCTGCCCACCGTAAACCACCACACCCGCTTCTTCGTAGATTTTATTGGCAATCGCCTCATCAACAATGTCGAAGTAGGTGGCAGAGTGCATCACGAACAGGACCACGCGGTTAAACTTGTCCCCGTATTTGCGCAGGCCGCGCGTCAGGGTCTTTTTACCGTCGGTCTCAATATCGGCGGTTACGACCATGTCGGCATTAGCACCAATCGCCGCAGTCAGCGCTTTCAGGCCGTATTTCACATAGCCTTCCAGCGTGGCATCTGCGACATCAACGCCGATCACTTCGGAGAATTCATCAACGGAGCGGCCACGGCGTTTAAAGGCCTCTTCCGTGGTTTCATACGGGCCGTATTTCCACGGTGCTTTAACGGATACCGCTTCACCGGCACCGATTTTTTTACCTGTGACTTTATCGACAGAGTTCACATTGCGCGATTCAATGGAACCACCAACTTTGTAGAAAGCACGCTTACGAAAATCACCTTCAATCAGCTCGTTATCCAGCAGAATCGCCCCGTTGGAAGAGGCGTTAAAAATTGCCAGGTTATCCTGTCGGCGTTCAAGGAAAGCGGTCTGCGCCAGGTCGTCATAAATAATCAGGTCGGTATTAACAGTCGTCATACGGGAAACGCCTTATTTCGGAAGTTTGAGGAAGGCCTGCTGGCCGTGTTTGCGGATGTAGTCCGCTTTATCGCTGGCGCTCATTTCGGAACGTTTGAGGCTGCCACCACCGTTTGGTTTGTGTCCGCCCGCGCCGGTGCCTTCCGCGCGTGGGAACAGATGCGGAGCCGTCTCCTTAAGAGACTCCGCCCACTCAAGCGGGCTTAGTGGAGTTTTGCCGTCTTTACCGAACAGAACATCGCCATTTGCATCAACTGCTACGGCCTCGCCTTCGTCGTTGAGCTGGAATGTGCCTTTGGCACGCAGTATCAGATCGTCGGATGCTTCCGGCAGCGCGCCAGTTTTCGCGGCTGCAGCTCGGATTGCATCTCCCAGGACGCGGTCCCGGAATTTGTTGGAGAACGCTTCGGCTTTGTCCGCGCGTTCATTTGCGGCTTTAATCTGCTTCTCCACATCAGCACGCATGCGCTCGGTACGCTTATCGAGCACCTCATCAATTTTTCCGGCGGCGATAAGCTTCGCCTCTTCGTCGTCAGAAAAACGCTGCAAGATGCCGCGCACCGCGTCTGGATCGATACCTTCAAATCGGGACAGGTTTTCTTTCTGCTGTTTAATGGTGCCCAGCAGTTCGCTATTTTTCGTTTTGAGGCCTGTGACTTCACTGGTCACGCGCTCATCAATCAGCTTCTGGATTTCAGGAGTGATTTCGATACCACCGCCACCGCCGCCCTCACCGCCGCTTTCAGGTGCGTAATATTTCAGAAGCATGTTTCGAATTAACATAATTTCCCCTCGGGATTTTGCCGGGCCTCGCCCATAAAAAAGCCCCGGCGGATGCCAGGGCGTGGAGTAAGATGTGATTGTTAGTTGTCTGTGCCTGAGAGCTGCTTCAGACGTTCCAGGCTGATCCATTCGCCTTTGTCAGTGAACATATCAGCCAGGTCGATTTCACCCGCGCGGAACAAACGGCCACGCTCGGCACCCAGAACCTGATCCTGGCGTTGTGCCGGCT